CGCCCGGTGCTTCGGCTTGGCCATGCCAGCGGCAATCAGGGTCTTCTCGAGTTCACGCTTCCACACCTTCCGGCGTTCACGCTGCCAGGCTTTGGACAGTTCGCGGGTCAGTTGCTTGGCCTGCTCCGGTGACAAAGCGGAGAGCCTTGGGTGCTGGCGGATCTGCGCATAGGTGTCCAGCTCCCACTGGCGCTGGGCCGTGGCAGTGCTGGTCATGATCTGCCGCCAATTCAAGCCGCTGATCGCAGGCCCCAGCTTGCGCAGCATCTTGGCTAGGTCGGGAAAGCTCTGGGCAAGGGGTTTGCGCTGCGGCTGCGGGCGGGTCGTGGGCTTTTGCTTGGCCTTTTTCTCCTTCACCCGCTTCTCCACCTCGGCATGGGCCGCAGTCAATTCCGCCTGATAGAGGTCAACGGCACGCTCATAGAGGTCGGTGAGCTGGCTGGCATATTTCGGCCCCAGCTTTTTGGTCATGGCGGCCTTCCAGTCGTCAATCTGGATGCCCTGGGTAAGCAGCACCTCAAGCCCATCGTCCAGCGCTGTGTCCGGCAGCGTGGGGGTCGTGATGCCTTGGGCCGGGGAACTCAGCGATTGCAGCTTGTTTGCCGCCACCGTGTTGGCACGGGCAGCGCGGCGTGCGGCCAGGCGCGCCTTCACGCCCGCGATCACCGCACCCTTGTTGCCTGCGAAGGCCTGCAACGTGGCGAGGATCTTCTGGAGCTTCGTAGTCAGGCGGGAGAACTGATTCCTCTCCGCCGTCTGCATCTGCTTCAGCCGTAGCACCTCGGCCTCCAAGTCTGACTGCACAGCCTCGCCCGCCGCCTGCTCCTGCGGCGTGCTGTCGGCTTCCTCAAGCCCCAAGCCTTCAGCCTCCAGCATTGCCCCCACCGTCTCTGTCGCCTCGGTGCTCGCCTGCGTGGTCAGATCGGCTAGGCCGGTCACCGTGGGCTGCACGGGGATCGCGGCATCAATGGTCTGCACCTGCGCCTTCTCCAACGCCTCGTCCACGGCTAGGCCCGGCACGCGATCTCGCATCGGTCCCAGCGCATCGCGCTGCGCAACCAGGGCTTGGCCCGCCACCCTGTTCTGCGGGTTCAGCAGCGCGCGGAGACGGTTTAATTGCGCCTGGGCACTTATCTGCTGCGCCTGCGTCTTGGCACCCCCAACAACGGATGCGGCTTCCAGGATTGCTTTAGTCAAAACGAAAGGCACTTGCGCCTCAGAAAAACGGCCTCCTTCCACCTGCGCCGCCACTTGTGTATAACCGCCAATTTCCCGCACGATTTCATCAGCCCACTCACGCATTTCCTTGGCCTTGTAAGGCAGATGCCCCGGAAACGCCCCGCCAAACTCCGGCTTCAGCGGCACCGCTTGGCTGGGCACTTGGCCGGTGGGCTGGGCGGGGGAGGCGAGGGGTGGGGTGCTGATTGGTTGCCCGTTCTCTTCCAGGATGCGCACCAGGTTCTCGTCAAAAATGACGTAGTTGCGCGTGCCATCGCCTGCGCCACGACTGCCGCCGTCCAGGTATTTGATGCCGGGGATGCCAAGTTCAGCTAGTTTTTGGCTTGCGGCTTGAGCGTTACCGCCGCGATGGCTTGCGTATGCCTGATAGATGCCAGCACCGCTCGCTTGCTTATTTCCGCGCAGTGTTGGAAATGACTTGGCCGCACTATCAATAATCGCAGCCAGCGCTGCTTGCACCTTCTCTGACTGCTCACTCAGCGGCTTGTCCCAGTCCAAGAAGTCGCCCTCGTCGGGGAGAAGCTCGACGGTGTAGAGATTGCCTTGGGTATTGTCGTTGAGGAGTTCGCCAATAGCGGCCTTAACATCGCTATTGGCTTGGTCCCACGAATCAGAGCGCATGTAATCCACGGCAGCTGCTCGGGACCCCTTCAGTTGCAGGGCCATTCTGGCATATTCATTTGCGACCGAAAGTTTACGCTGATACCCCTCAGCAACCGCCTTGCTTTCCGCAAAGTAAAGTCCCCACCCGTAAGCCTGCGCACCCTCGCCCGTGCCGATCTTCGACAAGCTGAACTTGCGCACCTTGTGCGGCGTGCCGTGGTGAGCGAGCACGGATTGCAGCGGCGTGGGGGTCACGCCGTGAAGGCTAGGCGTGCGCGAGAGCATGCCGCCACCGGGCAGGGCTTGGTAGTTGCCCGCCACCCGCATCCCGTCCTCCACCAGTCGCAGCGCGTTCTGGAAGGCGGCATCGAGCACACTGCCCGGCGGCACCTTCTTCCCGGTCACGATCTCGGCCAGCAAGCGGAACGCCTCGTCCAGCATGGTGCGCACCTGCTGCACCAAGCTCTTCGGCGTCGCCTCCGCCGGGATGGCGGCCAGCGCGTCTTGGAACGGCTTCTGCGTGAACAGCGCGGCGATGAACTCGTCGATATTTTTGGTCTGATAATCAAAGTCCGCCATCTGCTGGCTGCCCAGCACGGCCTTCACGCGGCGGCGCAGTTGCTCTAGGTTGCCGATGGCGGCCCTCTGCACGTCGTTCTTCGGCCCGCGCAGCGCCCGGTAGGTGGCATGGTGCAGCACCTCATGCACCAGCGTCTCCGCCATGTTGAGCGCGGGGTCTACATTGCCCCTGCCCAGGTGGCGTAAATTCACCACCAACTCGCCCTGACCGCCGCGCAGCGGTTGATAGAGGCCTGTGTATTGCTTGCGGCCATCGGCAACGACTTGGAAATACAACCCGCTGAGGTCCGCGTTTTGCAGTTCCTTGGCCATGCGCCGCACCGTGACGGGCAGGCGCTTATCCTTGGCGATCCGGCTCAGCGCCTCCTTCACCGGCTTTTGACCCTGCACCGATTTACCCGTATCTGTCGGCAAGCCCAGCCGAGCCAGCTCGGCCTTATTCAGCGTCGTGTTGCGTTTGTATACGGTTCGGCTGGAAACGGTGGGAGGAGAGTAAAGGATGCTGTCTGAGTCGGAATTGAACCGCTGGGAAAGCGGGATGACGTTGCCTTGTTCGTCGCGGGTGACGGGATCGGCAGATTTGATTTGTGTCGCCACTTTGTCATTAACAATAAGGGCCACTGAATATACCCCGTCAGAGCTGCCGTCCAAGTCATCGAGCTTTTCAAAGATAACCGCATCATGTCCTGAGTTTTTAGCACGCTCGACAATGTTTCCAGCCGTAAAAGTATCTGTGAGTTCCGAAATAGTTAAAGGGTTTTCGTATTTCAGGAACACAGGCATTGATATTGATCCGCGTTCTAAAGAGTGGTTTTCGCTCTCAGTGAACCAAAAGGCTAGGTTGGCTTTCGGCCCCCTAGTTCTGCTGCCTGCTTTCTTTGCGTCAAATTCGGTAAACTCTGAGTCGGTGCCGTGAAATAATAAGTCACTCAATCCTGCCTTCTTTGCCGCCGCCACTACCATGCTCCATGCCTTATCTATGTCGCCCGCTTCCACAGCGGCCATGTAAGCAGCATCTTGCGCGGTTAGCTGTGCAGGGCTCGCCAGCGCTGCTGGATTGGGCAGGGTGACGTAGAGCGAGGGGCCGCTGGGGCCGACCACTAACAGAGAGCGGTCACCAGCCGGGATGTTGCGCGGCTCGTCCGCAGGCGTCAGGTAGGCCTGGTTGCGATCACTGAGATCAATCAGCACCTCCCGCACATCGGCGATGGGCAGGCCCGAGGCGCGCACTAGGTCGGGGATGCGCACATAGCCCTGGCCGGTGCGGTCGAGCTGTGCGTAGGCGGAGAGCAGGCGCGCGCGTGGCGTGCCGGGGTCAGTTGTTGCCTGCGCATACTCCGCAAACGGCGTGGCAGCCGTGGTCCGGCCCATCAGCACCTGATTGCGGTGCTCCTTCCACTGGTTGACGATCAGCTGCGGATTCTCCCCCGCCGCCAGCTTGGCCAGCGCCTGCGGGATCACCGTGCGGTCAGACGGGCGTAGCTCCATGCTGCCGTCATTGGCCAGGAGGTTTCGCGCACGGGTGAACAGCTCTTCCAGCTCCACCGGTGGCAATGCTTGCTGGCTGGTGACTGCACGCGCTCGATCGAACAACGCCTGCGACATCGCGGGCGCATTGGCAGGTGCCGTTGTTGTTGGCCGTTGTGAGGTCGCAGCCCCCGGCGGTGGCTGCCCCAGTATTGCACCCAAGCCACGGCCTAGGCCGCGTGCGGGGGATTCCAAAGCAGCGGGGTTGAGATTGGGGTTGACGGCGGCGGTGGATGGTGGAGACTTGCTTTGCTCAGTCTTCGACGGTCCTCTGCCTAGCATGTCCAATCTGCTCTCCCCGGCTTGTCCGGTCAGCGGCGTTGACTGAGCTTTTTCGTTTCGCGATTCTGCTAACTGTTCCTGCAAATACTCGGGATCATCGAAGGTAATGCTTCCGTCCTTGCCTCTCAAAACGGGCTGATAATAGTTATCTGCATCGTCTTTGGTCAGGCCGAACTGCTCAAGCGCTGCTTCCACGCCACTTTTAGCATAAGCCAAAGCGACAGCATCGGATGAGGCCGGTTCATCCAGCACGATATTCAACCGCTGGGGCAGACTCATTCCCGAAGTTGTGTAATAACGGCCTAGTGTGTTGTCATCAATGCCAGCGCGGTTGGCAGTGTTTGCATGATCAGCAACTCTGACATACCACCACTGTCCTTTGTAGTCGAAATGGTAGTAACGGCTTCCCCACGGAGTCTTTGTTACCTTGCCCAACAAACGGAATCCCATTTTTGGCTTGGGCTGTTGCCCGCTTTTAGCAAGGGCTGTGACCGCCATTTTCTCAGCGTTGCTGATAGCGTTAGTTGCATAGCCTGATTGCTGCTTTGCAAACCGCTCAATAGCTCCTGGTGATATTTTCGTTTCGCCCCTGCGGTAGCTTGCCGCTACCTCCAGCCAGGACCTTGCGTTCCGCAAGTTGAGCCAAACCTCACGCCAATCATCAAACGGACGATCTTCGGCGCTCAGGTCCAGATTGTATTTTCCGGCCAGGAATTCAATTTTGCGCCAACGCTTGACCTCTGCCTCTGTAAGACCGCTCGGCACAGCATCCCCTGTCTGCGCCGGGCTGAACACCTCCGGTTCCCCAGCCAGCCGGGGCTTGGGGTCAAAGGCATCGACAAACACACCCTCACGGGATTGCGGGTTGAACTCCTGCACGCCGAACTTTTTCCCATCCTCCAGCACCACCTTGGTCAGGTAGCCGTCTTCGTCCGACTCCACCGCGCGCACGGTGACCTGCTCGCCGTCAATGGTCAGTTGATCCCCCGTTGCCAGCGAGTCAAAGGGCACTTGCACAGCCGTGGCCTTGTTGCCCAGCTTGGTCTGCGACTTGTCAAAGCTGACGGTCTGCTTCTCGCGGGTCAGCAGCTCGGCTTTCTGCTCGCGGCCCTGCACGCGGTAGGTCCTGCGCGCGCCGATGTCCTCCTGCACCCGCTTCATCAGCGCGTCGGCGGTGGGCTGCGGGATTAGGTTGGCCTCATAAGCTGCCTCCGCCACCACGTCGATAGGCAAGCCCTGCTCATTGGCAATGAACGGGCGGTAATACTTGGGAATGTTAGCCGTCTCCTGCCAGTCCAGCTCTCCACCTGTGCCGCTGCGCGAAATGGCAATCGGCATCTCGTTCAGGAAGTCGAGCGAGTCGCGATACCCCAGCGGGTTATCAGGGATCACCGGCACTGTTCGAACTTGTGGCGGGGCGAACTTGGTCCCGATGTTGTCGATGGAAGGGACGGGTTCCTGGTTCCTGGTTCCCAGTTCCCGGTTGGTGCGTGCTGGTGGTTTCGCAAGCCGCTGTTCGATCTGCTGCTGGAGCTGTTCATTGACAGCCCGCTGTTCATCCCATTGCTCTGGTGTTTTGCCACTTAAAAACCAACCAGGGGGTGGCTGTTTTGTGGTCAACGCTGCCAACTTGGTCCTAACAAGATCAATCACTGATTCTGAGGCGGCCGTGTCGCCTTGGCTGGCAAGGCGCTCGGCCAATGTCAAAGCATATTCAAACTCTGAAGGAATGGTGCCAGTGGGTGGAGTTGAACCCTTTCGTTTTACTGACAAGGAACTGGAGTTCATGTCAAACTCCCCTGTCTGCCATCCATAAAGGAAATCTTGCGCAGCGGACCCTTCAGTGGTGTCTCGCACCTGCTTTTCACCATTCAGACTTACTTCGACTTTCCCGGTGCGGCTTTTGCCGTTTGAATCTGTCCAGCTTACTTCATCCCCTTTATTTAGCGCTGCAAAGAAATCTTTCTTTGCTTGAGTGTTGGCCGCTGAGTTTTGGGTTTCCCAGTCGCCCCGTGACAAACCAGCCGCCGCCGCCGCCGTATTACGTTTGGCTTGCGATGCCGCTCGATCAACATCCCCGTCTGAGTTATAAACAGTGTATTGCTCATTTTGAACACGGCGACGGCGGAGTATTTCCGCAGGATCAAAAGAAACATCGGTGCCAGCGGCGGGAGTCGAACCCACAACGCCCTGCGCCATACCGCTAGAGGCGGGGGCATTTGCTGGGACGTTCCTATCATTTACACTGGCAAAAGGTGAAGCAGGCGTTGTAGGTGGTCTCTGTGAGGCTAGGGCACGCGTCTGTTCAAAAGCATCAAAGTCCTCATCGCTCGCCCCCTCGTTGCCCATGGGCAGTTCGGAGGGCTGCACCTGGTTCACCGCCTTCAGGTCATAGCCATAGGCAGCGGCCAATTTCTCATGCTGAGGTCCGGCGGGGTCGTCTAGGGCGGCCTGCAAGAAATCATACTCCTCTTGTTCTTGCGTGTTCAGACGGCGGCTAATGTTTTGTTCCACCTGACCGTCACGCCCCACTTGGACAGGCCCCAGCATTGCCCTTTCCAGCTCCGATAGCCTTTGTGCGGCAGCGCGTGCGATGCCCGTGCGCGAAATGGGGCCGTTGGGTCTCGGCCCGCTGGCACGCAGCACTGCATTCACCTGATCGATCTGCGGGTTGCCAGTCTGCATGGGGGGCAGTTCAGCGTTTGGCCGATTGCGCAGCACACGCCCCGCCGTGGCAAAGCCACCTTCCAGCACACCGCTGCCCACCGCGCCCATGCCACCGGCTTCAAGCACTTGCATGTCACTGGCTCGGGCATCGCCAAGGTATTCGGTGCCTGCTTCCTGGGCGAACTCCTCACCCATACCGGCAGCGATGCCTCGCAGGCCACTGGCTCCTTCCTTTACCGCCTTTAGCAGCTTCATGCCGCGCAGCAGAGGCAGCGCTGCACTGGCAAGGTCAATCGGGCTGCCCTGCATGTCGGCACCACGGCCTAGCAGTTCACCCATTAGGCCATTTTGGCCCATCTGCTTAAGCTGCGTGCCCTCGCGCACGGCCCGGCCAATGCGGGTCTGGTATTGACCATTGGTCTCTGCGACTCGATTGGTAAACGCATTCCAGCTTTGCGGGTCGCGCGTGGCCAGGTAATCTGCCAGCATGTCGCGCGTGGAAAAGTCCGTGTTGTCGTCGTTGATGCCGCCGCGCAACGGATTGCGATCACTCTTCAGCCAAGCATCCAGCGCCTCGGGCTGCACGGTGCCCATGCCCTGCGCCTTCAGTGCGGCCTCGCCTAGACCACGGCTCAGGCCATCCTGCCACTGCTTCACATCGGGATCATCGCCCACGTCAGCACCAGCCAGCCAGCGCGCCACACTGTCAGGCACTGCACCGGTGTCGATGTCTTGCTTCAGCGCGGTCAGGGTTTGATCGCGTTCCGCTTGGGCACTGGCAGGGACTGGCAGGCCTGCTAGGCGTGCTGCGCCCATGATGGTGTTCAGCGTGGCACCCACCGCACCCTCGCCCACAGCGAATTGCTTGGCACGTTGAAAGCCCTGCTCGGCAAGATCCATGACACCACGCTGCAAGCGAAAGCCGCTGCCCGTGTCCGTCTGGCCCGTGGCATCCGTGATCGCCAGCGCTGCCGCCGCAGGCACAGCGGGGATGGATTTCACCACCTCCTCAGTCGCCGAACCAATGAACTCACCCGCCTTCTGCAAGGTGCTGCGCGGATCGGCTGCCTCCCACAGCTTGGAGGTAAAGGCCTGGTGCTGCTCAGGGTCCTGCGCGGCGTAGCTGTTGGCGGAGAGCGAGCGAATCAAGCCCCGCCGTTTGCCCTCGTCCTGCCAGTCCGGCAGAGCGCGCACAGCTTCCAAATCCACATCCAACTGTTCGGTGTCAATCGGCATGGAGCAGTTTACTGAGCAGGAGGTGCAACGCGAGAAATAAAGCTGCTTGGGCGACGTTGGCCGGGCACGGCGGCAGCCCCCGCACCACCCGGCGCAGGCATTGCTTCACCCTTCCTTCTCATCGGCACCCAGTTCTCACCTTCAGGGGGCAAGCGGTCGTTGGGGATCTTCACCATCTTGCGGTTGACGGGGTCCCAGTAAACTTCATCGGTAGGCGTGGTGCTGGTCGTCATCTTGTCCAGCCGTGAACGAGCTTCCTTGATGATGGCCATGTTCCGGGTCTTGCCCATCAGCGCGCGCAGTTCCTCCGGCGTGTCCACACGGTAGGCCTCGGCAAGCAGGTCTTCATCACTCTGCGGCTCGGGGGCTTGGCGCGTGCCCATCACATTGCGGCCCACGCCATAGATGACCTCATTGCCACCCGGCACCGGCAGCGCCCAGGGTTGCAGCGGAACTTCTGGCGGCGTCATTGCCTGCTGAAGCATCTGCTGCCCCACGGCATCACGCCCTGCGCGGCTGTCCAGGAAACGATTCATGGAGGTCATGCCATCGCGCACCGCTGACATGGGCAGGCCGGGCATAGTGGACAAGCCCACCTGCTGTGCCAGCGGCGCTTGACCCGGCATGAAGCGGGGCGCGGCGGCTTGCATGGTGCTCGGCAGCGGGCGGCCTTGCGTGCCGCCTCCAGCTTCCCAGGTGCGCAGCAGGGGATTGCGCAGTTGCATTTCAGCCGCCAAGGCGGCGGGGTCCACAGCGTTCACCGCATTGGTAGCGGATTGATTGGCCGCTTGGAATTGAGCAATGCCTTGACGCACCAGCGCAGGATCATTCGGCATGATGCCGCTCATCGTGCCCATGGGCGTGCCTGCCAATGGATCAGGCACATAGCGCAGGCCGGGGCGATCCTTCTGGAGCACGTAGCCGTCTGGAAAAGCTGCCATGGAGGCACGGCCCTTGCTGGCTTTCATCGCCTCCACGTCGATCACCCCGCGCTCATCCGCCATGGGCAAACCGCCCGCGCCGGGCATGGCCAGGCCAGTGCCATACTGATTGCTCATCACGGCGCGCCCACCGCCTAGCGGCGTGATGCCGTCCTGGCGCAGCTGCGGCAGTTGCTTGAGTTGATCGTTTGAGAGAATCACCAAATCCTTGGCTGCTTTCATCTCCATGGGATCGGTCAGCAGCACTGGGGCGCTGCCATCTAGCGGCACAGCCAACTCAGGCCGTCCGTTCTGCACCACATTGCCAGTCTCGCCCGCGCGCAAAAAACCGCCTTCATCAAAGTTGCCTACACCGGGTTTGTTAGTCCTGGCGATACCGCCTGCAAAGGGCACCAACGTCTCATTCCGCTTGTCCAACTGCCCCGCAATCTCCGGCGAGGTGGGCGGCTGGTTGTTGTCCTCACTGCCAGCATAAAACGCAGGGTTGGTGCGGGTGGCGGGCATGCCTTCCTTGCCGGGCGTGCTTTCTTGGTTGGCGTAGAACTCATTGAGCCCGCCATAGTCCGGCAGGCCTGCTGCGTCTGCGCTGAAGCCCTCGGTCTTCTTGCGCCCGTCGGCGCGATAGCCTTCGGCATTGTAGCGGTTGCCATTTTCATAATTGGTGGGAGCGAACTTGTAGCTGGGGCCACCACCACCACCGCCACCGCCACCTCCACCTCCACCTCCACCTCCACCTCCACCTCCACCTCCACCTCCACCTCCACCTCCATCGCCCCAGTTGTCGCTCGGGCGGCCTGGACGTGGGTAACCAGGGCGGCCTGGCGGGGTTTTCTTGCGGCCACCACGACCACCTTGGCCATCTTGGGATTGAGGCGGTGCGTCCATGGGTCTATAGCCCAGCTTTATGGCCTCGGCACGGCGAGCCGCCGGATCACCCGCTTGATTGATGCGGTCCCTGGCCGTGAAGAGGTCTAAGGGTTTCGGGCGGGGCGCGCTGCCCATCCACGTGGGGCCGCCTACGGGCTGGCCATAGCTGGGGGTGTATTGGCTCATCGTTTGCGTCCTTTCGTCTGTACAGGTTCAGGCTTGGTAATTGGGACTGGCAAGCGTGGCCCCTCGGCCCAGCTTACCAGAGAGTGCCGCACGCCCTGCGTGACCGGCGTGACACGGTGCAACAAACCGGATGGAAACACAACACAATCCCCCTGTGTCAATGGTACATTTTGTTCGTCTAGTTCAGGCCTTACTTGGAAGGTGCCGCCTTCAAACTCCGCCGGGGGCGAAAGCAGCACTACCACGCTAAGCAAGCGGTCAAAGGGCCGCGCATGAACCGCGCCGCGGTTGTCGTCGCAGTGCCAGTCATAGTGCCCCGCATTCCAGGCCGCGTAGGTGCTGAACTGCACGTCCAGCAGCGCCTTCCAATCCAGGCCCCAGTGGTTGGCATTGGCTCGGTGCAGGGACTTGTGGAGCCGGGCCATCAGCGTAGTCAGGTGCTCATCCGCCACGTCTAGCCAGCGGACCTCTGCGCGGCGCATGTCATGCACGGTTTGCTTTCCGCCATAGCCTACGGTGCCGGTCTGCGCGGGGCGGCCCTGGGCATAGGCGCGCAGCTCCGCGCACTCGGCTGGCGTGAAAAGCGCGGAGAAAAGCTGATAGGGTAGGCTCATGGCATCAGGCAAAAGGGGCGTAGCCGTTGATCCGGCTCCACATGGTATGGCTGCGTTCCAGCTCAGCACGGCTGGCCGTGGGGAAACGGCGCGTGGCAAAACCGCTGCGGGTCGCCTTGATCATCACCTGCACGGTGACTGGGCCGGGCTCGGTAAACAAGTGCAGCATGTCGCCGTGCACACGGGCCGCTACCGTCATCAGCCGGTCAGGCACGGCTGCACAGCACACGGTGGTGCTGGCCTCCACACTGGCGAGAAAACGGGCATCGATGCGCGTGCGCGTCTCCATCGCGCCTGGGGCCACGTCGATGTGCAGGTGATCATAAAACAGGGCCTCGGGTGCCTCCATGGCGCTGAGTCGATGAATGCCCAGCGCGGTGTCCACGATGGCGTTCTTGTCAGGGGGACCAGGCGGGCCGGGATCGCCACTGCCACCGGGCGGCCCCGTGCCGCCGGGATCGCCCGGTAGCCCTGGACTACCCGGTGAGCCGGGAGCACCCGGTGAGCCCAGGCCACCGGTGTCGCCCGGCAAGCCTCTAGGTCCGGTGGGTCCGGTGGGGCCGCGGGCACCCGCATCGGTCACGGGCTGGTCAGCGGGTGGGATCAGTTGCGGGGCCTGCGGCGAGCCGTGCACCACAGACTGTCGACCATGCCCACTGACCTGCACGCCAGTACCGCCCACCACGGCCATGCCCGCCCAGGGCGAGGTAAGAGATGTGGGCATCCTGATCATGAGTAAACAGGTTTAGGTTTTGGCGGCGGGTAAATCGTCGCGCGCTCCAGCGTGTAAACGCCATTCACGCGGCCTGGCGTGGCGCGGAAGATGTAGGGCCGCCACGTCTTGAACCGCGTGGCGGGAAAGATTAGATCGCGCTGATAAGGTGCATCTGTGAAGCCCGGCGTGGCATCTGCCACCACCTGATACTTGCCCGGCGGGCGGGGGATGCGCACGTCTGGATGCAGCGCGGTAAAGCTAGCGCTGCCCAGCGGGCCAAAATTCCAACTCACATTCCCCGGCACCGGCACCGGATAGGACAGGCCTATGAAGGGCAGCGGCCCCTGAAACAGCTCCACCCGAATGCGGCACACCGCCGTTGTCGCAGGCGTGACGGCTAGGAAATAATCAATGCGGTCCAGATAGACCGTCTCCTTGCCTGTGGCATCGGTCGCGCTGGGCCGTTGCACTGCGATGGGTGCGGCGGCATTCTTCACTGGGCGCAGGGCCTCCAGCACGGCGGGCCACTGCTCCACGGCCTGATCCTCCCACACGTCCACCGCCGTCCACTGCTGTGCTAGGGTCTTGGCCTGGCTGAAGTAGAGATACTGATAGCCCGGCGGTCCCTCCCCGCAGTCCGTCAGCACATAGTCGCCAAACTCAGTCACGCGCGGCCTCTCTGGCAGCTCCGCAGCACGGTACGTGCTACCCTGCGCAGGCTTGCGCGCCGGGATCAGATCGCGCGTGGCCACGGCGATCCGCACCACATCCTCCTGCGGCACCTTGGTAGGCAGCAGGGTAAACAACTGGTCCGCTGTGAGGTGGGGTGTCATGCGTCATTTAGAAACGCAGCGGCGCGGCGTTGCTCCAGGTGGTCCATTCGCCCGGCTTGAAATCGGCGATCTTGTGGCGGGCGGTGAGCGTGATGGTGCCGCTGCCCACATCTGTGATGTTGACCTCACTGCCGCCGGACGTGGTGGAAATGAGCACCAGATTCCCATTGACCGCGATGATGTAGTAGCCCGTGCTGGCGCTAGTGCCACCCGGCACCGCACTGGTAGAGCGCAGGCTAACCCGGTCGCCCACGCTTACCTCATGCCCGGATGGCAGCCCGATCCAGTTGCCACTGACATCGATGCTGGCCACCGTGTAGCCTGCATCGACAAAGAACCGCAGCCGCGTGTGTTTCCGGGCCTCGGGCCGGGGCGGCTCATGCTCCACCTCATCACTGATACGGGCCACCGTAGCCAGCCCAGTCACATAGGTACCCCCATCGGCGGGGTAAAATACGCCATTCATGCCAGAGGCGGCGCTGCCTTGATCTGTCGGGTAGTTAAACAGGTCGCGGTAATTCCCACCGTCTTGATAGGCATCCAGCAATTCTTCCGCCACCGCCGTGTAGTTACTCACGGATTGGTAAGCGCCGTCAGTTAGACAAACGTATGCAGTGCGGGCCATAGTAGATCAGCGTTGAAGGTTGATTTGCAGCCAAGGCAGGTTAGTCACCTCGGGTCCCAGCGAGCGAAACAGCTCGGTATCCAGCGCCTCTTGCGCCAGCTTCAGCTTGGTGCTGGCATTGTTGGGCAGGTCCTTGGATTGCAGCCACAGATAGCGTGCGTAGTGCAGCACAGCGCGGCGTAGGCAGGTGGGCAGCGTTACTTGCTCCCACCGATCATCGGCCAGGTTGTTACCCGGCGCAGCGGCTTCCAGCGCCACATAGACATGTCCCGTGCCCGCAGCGTCGAACACGCGAGCGCCCACCGCGTAGGTCAGTGTCGTGTCCAGCCGGGTTACCGTCCACTCCGGTGGCAGCAGACGCCAGAAGGCGAAGGTTTCTGTCAGCGTGGCATCCACATGCAAACCATCGCCGTCGCGGGAAAATGGCACCCGCTGTGCCGTGCTGGTGCTAGGGCGCGGGTCAGAGGTCCACAAGGAAACCCAGTCAGAATCTGCAAGGGCGGTGCTCATAGTGACATGGTTAGTTGGTGACGGCTTTGATGACGGCAAAGTTGATGACAATGGCTCCAGTCTCAGCAGTGCTTGCGTGCAAGTTGCTCAGCGTGATCTGAAAGCTGCCCGCTGCCACGGCAGACACATAGGCCATAGTCGTTGTTGCGGCACCTGAACGGATGGAAAGCACCACGGTGTCATTGATACCCACGGCTGCGTTGGTCACGGTGAACGCGGCTTCAGCAGCAGCTGCTAAGCTGGTTGTGTTGGTTGTAATGCTGCCGCAGACTTTGCCGGGACTTGCAAAAGCCACCGTGGTCGTGCGGCTTGTGCTCTGCGTCTGCGTGCCGCCCGCTCCCGTAGCGTAGCCAATGCCAGCCGTTGCGCTGCTGCTTGTCACGGCACCACCGCTAGCGATGTCATCAGCAGCGCCGGTCGTCAGGCCACTGTTGAATGTCGCGGTGCTGTTGTATGTAGCTGCACCGTTAAAGGTTGCAGTTGAGCTTAGCGTTGCAGAGCTTAGCGTTGCTAGGCCGCTGATGGTGGCTGTGTTAGCAGTGAGGCTCGCGTTAAAAGTTGCTAGCGCACTGAATGTCGTTGCTTGGCTAAAAAGCACGGTGCCACTAAAAGTGGAAGCGCCCGTGTTTCCGTTGTTAAACTCGATGTTGTTGTTTGATAAATTCAACCGCATTGTTTGGCCACAAATATAGGCTAAATCATGCGCGCCAGCATTTGTGCTGATCGTAAAGCTGTTGTCGCTGCTGCCTTTTCCGAAATTAAAGTTGGCAGAGGATGAACCTGCATTCGTTCCAAACGACATGGCGGTTTGAGTCAGAATCAAATTGTCAATATTGAGATGGATTCCATCACTCACTGCTTGGCCCCAGATTTCCGCCGTCTTGGCTACCGACGCTGAGCCATTCCAATAATTTGCCTTGAACTTGATAGACGGGGTTCGCTGCTGATCATCAGCTAATCCGGTTGCAGTGTCAGCCACCGCTGCTTGTAAGTTCTCCAATAGGATCCGATTAACTGGGGACATAGTGTTGCTGGTGCTCGTCAGCGTGTGCAGGTCCGTTTGTGCCACCGTTGTTAATCCGGTGAGCGCTGCTGTCCAGCTTGCCGCGCTGCCGTTGTTGGTCAGTAGTTTGTTCGCATTGCCCGTCATGCTGGGCAGACTGCCGCCAGAGCCATTCGCAGCCGCTGTGATCCGGCCTTGCGCATCCACGGTAATATTGGCTGACGTGTAGCTGCCAGCGGTGACGGCAGTGTTGGCCAGGGAGATGGTGTTGGTCGCTCGGCTCAGGCCGGTGCTGAAGGTCAGCGGCACCTCGTAGGCGCTTGCTGCCGTGTAGGCCGCCGTGCCCAGCGTTCCGCCGCCACCAATGGCCAGCGTGCTGCCATCCGTCGCCGTGAGTGTCAGTGTGTTGCTAGCGGTGAAGGTCTTGCCGGAGGATACCACGACGGTGCCGACATACGGCGTTTTTGCTGCCCAGCCAGTCAGGTCGCTATCCAAAGGCTGATACGCTGCCGCCGCTGCACTGGTGCCCAGCTTGGCATCCAGCGCGGATTGGAGGTCGGTCTGTGAAGACAAGGTGCCCGTGATGCTGCCCCAACTGCTACCGCCACCGCCGCCGCTGCTGGTGATGGTGGTGCCTGTGATGCTCAATCCGCTGCCGAGCGTGAGATAAGCCACGCGGCCCGCGCTGTAATCATAGAACAGCAATCGATCCGCTGCCGGGGATGATAGCCAATCCTGCGCCGCGCCAGTCGCGGTTTTGCGGGTGAAACTGTAGTCGCCAGTGCTCTGCGCCAGCAGTGGGCTAGCAATGGAACACACGATCAAGAAGGAAAGCACTCGGTTCATAAACATTAAGCGTCGAAGATTTGGAGATAGCCCAGTTGCACGCCGTGGCGCGTCACCAGGATCTGGCCGCTACCCGCCGGGCCTGGTGTGAAGGTGTAGCCTGTCGGCACGCTGTCATCGCCACCTGCGATCACGCCGTTCACCACTGTCTGCGTGCCACTCGTCACCGTGCACGGCAGCGCCATGTAGACAGTGTATTCGCGCCACGCCCAGTTGGTTGCTTCTTGCAGGTAGTGCAGCAGTAGATGTTCCGTGGCTGTTGACACGTCACTGGTGCCAGCATTGAGCGCCGGGTCTGGGTTCAGCCCCGCATCCCTGGCCAAGGAATAGAGCAAATCTTGAAAACTGGTTTGTGGGTAGGCCATACAAAAAATTAGCTGCGCCGCACTGCCGTAATGCGCGCCAGCGGAAAACGTGAAATGGTTACGGCATCGGATTGATTGCCACCCAGGCAATAGGCATACTTGCCACTGACACGATCCAGCAGGCACACATGGTTGCCACCGGGTCGCGTCATCACAATGGTGTCGCCGCACTGCCACAAGTCAGGCCGCGCTATTTCGACGGGTTTGCCCCATGTCGCCCACGATGCGGCTCGATAGTGGGCTTTAGGAAGGCCCGTTGCCGTTTCAACGCCGATAGCCCCACGGAAACACCCGCACCAAGCCGTCTTGGAATCATCCTTGTCCAGCCAGTCCGCCGCTGCGGTGATCCACTGGCGAATGCTAGCCGTGGACTGTGGCCCCGGCGTCTCCTGGATGCCCAGGTAGCGCCGAGCCGCGTCGTAGATGCGCTGGGAATGACTCATGCTATTTGGCGGCAATGCGGCTGGCGACTTTGGACAGCGCAAACTCCAGCACGCCAATCGCCAGCGTGCCCAGGCCAGCCGACAGCACCGTGCCGTCCACCGGCACACCGTGCGCGATCAGCCAGGTGGTGAAGGCGGTGCCGCCGGTCGTGGCGAGCTTCAGCGCTTGGCGCAGCAGCCAACCCTTTTGGGTGGAAACAAGAGTGTAAAGCAGGTCATTCATGGTCGTGGGTAGGTTCAGTTTCAGTTTTGCAGTCGATTTGGGGCGGTAGCCCGGTGGGTTCAAATTGCTCATGGTGTCGCCGAAAAAAACGGACAATCCGCCCGGCGCGGGCAGCGCTGATACATCTCCACCTTGGCCGATGCTTCTCCGTGGTCGTGGTTCAGCGAGTCTAAGGCCATGCGTAGAGCCTCAACCGTTGACTCCGCCTTCTGAAGGCGCAGGTAAAGCAGTTGCACCGCCCAGCACAGAGCGGCGGTGACAGCAGAAAGGGCAGATAGCAGGGCGGTTTCCAGCGTCATGTTTTCAGGGGGTGGTCTGCACAGAGTTGATAATGCTTGGCGTCTTATTCAAAAGCGTCTCGCCCAAGCCAAACATCGCTTGCAGGCGGGTGATGTCCTTCAGCGCCTGCGTGCCATGCTTCAGCCCATCCGACTGCTTCAGGTCCGTAATGGTCAGCGTGTCGTTCTGCACTTGCACCTTGGCCGCATCCGCCCCCACGCTGGCATACGTCCAGCCCGTGCCGCGCGCCACCGTGCACTGGCTTAGCAGCAAGCAGGTCAACGCAATCAAAGCCAGGTGGAAAGTCCGCATGGGAGTCAGCGCGGCGCAAGGTTGTTAAGAGTAGGTCAAGCGTTGGCTGGCCCGCACCTTGCCGCTGCTCATCGTGAACGCGGTGATGCCTTGGCCGTTTTCCAGTATGGTTCCGGCAGCAATGGAAAAGCCGGTCATCGCATCACCCGACGCCCCGCGTTCGGTGAACGTGGTGAAGGTAGCCGCTTCCAGCACTTGGATGCTGAAAAAGTCGCCCGTGACGGCGGTGGTGCCGGTCTCAATGACGATGCCGTTGCCTGCATTGGCGTTGTGTTCGTAAGCATTCATAAATGATTTAGGCAGCGATCAGAGGTTGTTGTTGGCGGCCTTCGGCGGCAGCGGCTTGCAGGCTGTGGTTGATTTGCATCTGGCGCATGGCGCGTTCACAGCGGCCAAAGACGGCGGCACGTTCTAGGCGCGCACTCCAGCCACTGCGGATGTCGCCGGTGACGATCTTCTGCGGAGCACAGTCCGGATTGCGTTTCAGGAAGTCACGAATGGTTTCCTCATCTTCCAGCGCCTCGCCGCCCACGCATCCGCGCTGCGGCTTGGTGCTGTTGTGCATGGCCTTGAACGTGTAGGGGGCGATGTGGAACTGGGGGCGAATCCAGTCGTCCTTCAGGACGATAGGCCCCTTGCGGTGCCGCTCCGCTGCCCAGGCGGCTTCTTGCTTGGCAGCTTTAGCAGCCGCGGCTTCGATGCGCTGCCCGTGCGTGGCCCACATGCGGCGAGCCTTGGCCAAACCGAAACGGCGGGCCAGTTGCTCAAACCCCATACGAGGCGCGGTGTCAGGATTCCACATGGTAATGAAAACAAAAGGAGCGCGCGGGCGGAAACACCGGGGAAGGGTGCGTGGATGCTGAAAGGAGCGCCCACGCTGTCCCCACCCGCGCAGAGGGTTAGGATGGCACGGTGTGCGCTTTGCCGTGAACTTTGGGCATGGAGCAGTACAAAGAGAAGAACTCTTCGATGTAGCCCTGTGCACCACTGCCGTCTGGCGAGAGGTCCACTTCTTCGATGCCGTTCAGCATCTCGAAGAAGTATTCCATTTCCAGGAACAGCGCGTGGTCATTGGTGCCCAGCGTCAAAGTTGGGCTACCGGTGGCGGTGGCAGCCGCAGACAAGACCAGCGTGGTACTGTTGGTAATGGTGCTAATGGTGGTGCCAGCGGTGATGCCCGTGCCATAGATCAACATGCCGCTTTGCAGGCCAGCGGTGCTGGTGACAGTAAGCGTGGTGTTGGTGTTGGTGGTGCTGGCACCGGCCAGGCTGCCTGCGTTGCGCACGCCGTTGAGCAGTTCGGTGGGCACCACCATCATGCTGCCAAAGGCCGTGGTATAGCCGGTCAGCTTGCTGGTGATTTCACCGCTGGTGCCGTCCTGGTTAAAACGGCGGATCGGGGTGACACTGCCGCTGGTGCTGCCGCTGTCGAAGAACGTCGCCAGTTGATTGGCGAAGTCCACCGAGCAGAACGTGGTCAGCTTCACATTGCGGCGCTTGGCCTTGCGGCATTCGCTGATCACCGTGCGCAAATTGGCTTCGGTGAAGGCGGATGCGGTCGCAATGTTGATGATCTGCGCGCTGCCGGGGCGGAAAGCGCTAGGCACCTGATAAGTGCTGTCCGTGGGCTGCGCGCTGCTGTCCACCCAGCCGCTGGCACCCATAGTCAGGTAATCCTGCTTCAGGTTGCCTTCGTCGTCGTAGAAGTAGGCGTTGTCATTCTGGATCTGGCGGCTGAGATACGTTAGCTCCTTGCCTTGCTTGTAGCGCTCCAGGCCACGGTAGCGGGCTTCCCCTTCCAGGTTGTTCACACCGGCGGGGTTTTCCACCTTCTGCGCACGGCGGGACACACCCCACGTCTCGCGCTTCTGCTGGATGGCACCCCAGATTTTCGCGCGGTTGGCGAAGTGGTTGGCCACGTTAGCACGGGTGACGGACGCACCTTCAGCAACGCCACCAAGGCGGCCGCTGAGTTGGCTGTCAGCCACACGGCTGTAAGAGGAGTTTTCGGCTTTGCCACCGCTCTGCACGGTGGAGGAAAAAACGGTGTTCTCGTTGTCCAGAAGTGCCAGCTCGTCGGCTAGATCTTCATGGAGCGCGGGAACGGTCGAAGAAAGGGCTTGGGCCATAGTCGTTCAAAAAGTTAGATTGCGTTCGTTGGGTCTCCACGCGGGTGAGTCAGGCCACTTTTCCCCGGCGCATCGAGACCGTGCGGCCTGGACTGGGGATCATCATGGCTTGCTTCAGGTATTTCTGCTGCTCGTCGTAGTTCTTCGCCGTCCTCGCCTGCTCCATGAGCTGGCTCTTGCGATTGGCTGCGTCATCCCCCTCCATCGAAGACACCATGCGTGGAGCGCTGGTCGATGTTTCAGAGGGGGGAGCGGTGCGTTGCTTGCTGGTGGCGGCTTTGTCAGGAGTCCGCGCCGTCGTGGCGGATGATGCCGTGGTCGTGGCACCCACTGTGTCCGGAAAGGTAATGACGGCCTTGCGCGCCATCAGCGTATCGTAGAGCGCGGCCTTGGCCGTCAGCTCCTCCAGGCGCGTGTGCAGCGCCGGGTCCTTGGTGTAGGCCTCGCGCGCATCGCTGTAGCCCTTGGTCTTGGCGTAGCGCTCGGCGATCTTGCCAGCGGCTTCACGGTTCTGGCCAATTTTGTGGTCGGTATCGAACCATGCGTGTGCATCGGCAATGCGATTCTCAAACACGGCACGGTCAGAGACTCGTAGCTCAATCTCTTGGCCATTGGCCAGTTGATGCATGATGGCGTCGTCCTCGTCTGCGCGGCCTGCTTTGATGGCTCGCTCATGCGCGGTCAGCAGCGCTATGGCTTCTTGGGCATTGCGGCCCCAATCGGCCACTTGCTGGCCATCGGTGAATTTAACAAATTGATTGCCTGCCAGCGCAGGGCCCCGGCTTTGCAGCGCGGTCAGTTGCTGCTTGAGCGCGGCGCGTTCCTTGTCTGCCTCGGATAGCTTGGTGTCGCGCTCGGCCAGCTTGGCTTCGGCTTCCTGCGCACGCTTGCGGATCTTGGCGGCTTCCTTGTGGGCGTCCAGGTAGTTCTTGCGCGCCTTGTCGTCCAGCTTGGCCAGTTCGCCGTCGGTCAGCTCCGCAGGTGCGGCTTCCTCCGAGGTCACGGTGAGTGTTGGGCTGGCAGTGTCGTCCTGACCAAAGTCGATCACCTCGTTGCCATCGGCAGTGGGCGTTTCTGATCTAGCCGCTGGGGCAGGGGCAGGCTCAGCAGCTTTGGCGCTGGCCTTGGCTCTGCGCTCGGCCTTCAGCACCTTGGCTTGCTCATGCGGCAGGCGTTGTTCGAGCAGCGTCAGCGATGCCTCCCGCGCACTCTCTACGGGCGTAGGTGCCGGGGTTAGCTCACTGGAAATGTCGGTGTCTGCCATACGAATGGCGGCACCTTACAGGCAAAGCGTTTAACATTTCAAACCACGGCGTAGTTTGGCACGGTTTGACACGCTTTTAGACACGGACTCAATCCTCGTCACTTGGCTCCTCGTTTTCAGGCTCGGCCTCCATGATGCGTTGCAACACGCTGGTGACATAGCCCACGCCATACGCCTGGCCCACAGCGTGCTCGCGGTTGGTCACCTCGGTCTCTAGGGCTTGCATGGTCAGCCGTGCCGCTTGCAAGTCCAGCATTTCTGCGATGGCGCGGACGGCCTTGTGCTGCGCATGATCACGGATGATGCGCTGCCGTTCGGTCACCATGTCCGTCAGTTGCTCATGGGTCAGCTTGTCAGTGGTGCCGGGCAGGAATAGCGGGCGGAAATAGATGTGGCTCATGTGGTTGCAGGGTTAAGCAGCCATCTGTTGCGCCTGCTGCGGCTGCATCGGCGCGGCAGGGGATTGATTCAGCAGTTGATACAGGCTCACGCCTGGCGGCAGTTGCTCCAGCATGGCCAGCAACTGCTCGGCAGGCTTCGGCTGGCGTAGCGGGTCCTCCATCAGCGTCTTGCCCACGCGGGCATTTTCGCCGCCGTGCTGCACGTCGTTGTTCACCAGAGAACTCATGTAAGCGGTCAGCGCGGCATAGACCTGGGTGCCGCCAATGATGCTCTGCTGCCGTAGCGGGCTGCGGTTGATCTCGTCGGTCATGGCTTGGGCGATACCGCCGAAGTCCATGCCTTCCTTCACCATGGGTGCCCCACCGGTGAAGATGTCTGCCAGCGCGGCATTGGCCGTGTCTACGGACTGCTGCTGCGCGTCGTCGTTGGTCTTGGGCAAGCTGCGCTCGGCCAGCTGCGGGTCGATCATGTTCAGCCCGGCCTCAAGGATGGGCAGTGTGTTGATGTAGCCGCGATTGTCCAGCGCCAGCACGGTGTCCTTGATCATGCCCAGGTGCTCCTTCACCCACTTCACGTCGGTGGACATGACGTTGAAGCTGCTGGCAAAGTCAAACCCCCCGCGCACCTCCTCGGCGGTGGCTGTCACCAGTTCGTTGGTCCCCGCAATCCGCGCGCTGCGCAACGGGGCCATGTATTGCTGAATAAGCCGCGCGGTGCGGGCCACGGCCTGCGAGATGCTGGACATAAACCAATCCATCTCTGCCTGCTGCATGGTCATGGACTGTGCGCTGCCTAGGCGGGTGCTTTCAAAGCCAAACATCTCGTCAATGGAGTCGCGCACGGCACGCTCGATCTCCACGCTGCGCCCATCTGGTGGATTGAGCTTCAGCACCTCTGGTAGCTTGCCACGCAGTGCAGGCAGGAATTGCCCTGGCGAGGGGCGCAGATTGGCTAGCTCAGGGTCGCCCGTCCACACGGGGTAGGTGGTCATGCTGGCCACGTCCTTGCGTGCATCCAGCTGGGCCTTGATGTCCTGCTGTGCGGTCTGTGTCAGCTCGGGCAGGGAGTCACCGGCCAACAGCATCTTCTCGTCCAGGTCAAACTTGAACGGAACAAACGGATACATGCCATCCCAATCGGCGCGCAGTTCACGTTTGGCTACCATCTCGCCTACATCTGCGTGCAACACGGTGCGGTAAGTGCCGGTGAGTCCGTCGCTGGTCATGCTGCGGTCCCATAGCTCGATGATCTCGTAAAGGTGCTGGTGCGTCTCGCTGTTGATCTTGGCCCCCCAACCAACGCCTAGCGTGGTGAGTGCCCACGGGGTGGAAATGAGCCGCTTGGCCAACATGCGACTGCGGCCCTTGTGATTGGCCAGCACCTCGGTCACCCATTTTGCATCCCAGCCATGAATGGCCGCCTGCTCCTTGATCCACTGCGCGCTGCGCCACTGCACCCGCGCAATCCAGCGGCAGCTTTCCAGCCCGTCTTCCATGAAGGCTTCGGCTGGAAAGAAGACGTCAACAAAGGGTTGCAGTGCCTCCCAAATGGGTGACGAGCGCTTGACATAGCTGGCATAGGCCACGCCTTCAGGATCACCCCGGCGCAGCTGAGCCAGCGCTCGTTTGGCTTGCTTCAGCCCTTCCGCACCACGGGCGGCTAGGCCTGGCTGCATCTGCACCATGAGCTTGGCGATGTCATCTGCTGGGCCGGTCTGGACAACGGCGAGGTAATCCGTCTGCGGCTCCTCTTGCAGCACCATGCCGTCCTGCTCTGCGGTGAGGAATTGCGCGTCCATCTGCTGCATGGCCCCGGCGATCTCCGCCGCGGTGAAGCGCACGGGCTCTACGCCGCGCTCCTCCTTCCAGCCGACATAGAGCAGGCTGCACCGGTAGCGGTCGGCATAGCTGCCTGCGCGCACGCCCTGGGTCAGCACCTCAGACTTCATGGGACCATTGAGAAAATAGCGCAGCACTTGACGCATGAGCCCCGCCTTGCGCGCATCGTCGCTGCCGGTCGGCGTCACCTGCAAAGCCCCGCGCGCTAGCCCTGCCACACGCATGGCATTGCGCTTGCGGATCACCGTCTTGGCCAGGAAGGCGTCGCTGTCAGACGCGCCATTGAAGGGCTTGGCATCGCGGCCCGGTGCGTTGCTCTTCTTGCCGGTGTAGTCCTTGCCAGACCACCAGCTAGCCATGGTCTGGTTGTTGCGCTGCATGGTCTTGAGGAACCAACCCGCATCGGCACATGCCGCGTCCATCTCATTGATCACATCCGCCACTCTAAAATCGACCAAGGGACGATCCGGTTCGGTCTCCACAGGAAGTTCAGCGGGGGATGACATGAAGGAATGGCGGTGCAGTAGTTTTGCATCGCACGCACCCTTCCCCAAAGGCGGGGCGAGTTTGCGAGCAAGCGGGCGAAATGTCAAGTCACGGTTCTAGTCAGCTCCTCACAGTAGCGCACCACCACCGTGCGCAGCCAGCGGCGCTGAGTGTGCATGGTGTGCCGGTGCGGTGTCAGCTGTTCCTGCCCGCGCACCAAGCGTGCCCGCGCCTCGCGCCGTCGCAAGCCAGCGGCCATCAGAGCTTCCACCACTTCGGCATAGGTCATGAATAGGCGTGGCATAAATTGAGTCAGCTGATTACAGTCTGGTTCTGCGCGGCACGGTCCCGTCATACTCGTAAATTCCTTCTGTTTCGGTAGGCGTTGCCTCAATGCGGTCACCCCGGCGGAACAGGCCGGCAAAGACTCTGGCCCCCATCAACCGCACCGACACCTGGGGCCCGCCTTCCGGCGAGCGGCAGCGCAGCACGCGATTCATGGCCCCCGAGCACACCGCCACCAGTGGCACGGTGACAGGCGGTGGCGGCGTTTGCTCCGTGGGCACTTGCATGATCTCCAGCACGCGCTCTTGACCGGCAGCGGTCAGCATATACGCGCCCTGTTCGTCTTTCCACCAGTGCAGCGGCGTGAGCAATGACACCCCATTCTCTCGCCATGCCTTGAACTGTTGCCGGGGAATGTTGAGCCGTTGCGCCAGCACGCTTTCGCGCACGGGTTCTGTCAGGGTCGTGGTATCGGTCGGGTTTTCCATCGTGGTGGCTGGTTATGTGTTGTTACTGGGGTTCAAGCGTGCGGCGCGTGAATGGGATAAGTCACCTGCCCCGCGTGCCGAACCAGGATGCGTTTGTCGATGAGGATCTTGCCGCCCAGCTCGCGCCACTTGGCGCAGAAGGCGAAGTCCTCGCTAGTGCCGTCCGGTGCCAGTGGCCAGAAGTGGTAAAAGTTGCCAAACTCGCCCGAGAGCAGCGGCACATGGGGCTTCATTTTCTCAAACACGGACCGATGCACCCGCATGAATCCGCGCGCGGTCTTGGCCACCTCGCACAACGGGCCGGGATCATCAAACGGACGCGGCTTATCCGGCAGCGTCACCAGCGGCAGGTCAAACTTCACTTTTCGCTTTGGGTAAACACCAAATACCAGCGGCTCGTTGCAATGCTCCATCAAGTGCTGCAAATCCTGCGGTGTGAATATCAAGTCGGTGTCGATCAGCACCATTTCATCACACTCGCTATCGAGGAACTGGTGCGTGGCCATGTCCATGGCATAGCCGCAATACGGGGATGAGATGTGGCAGAATATGCGGTCCCCGCCCGTGGCAACTAGCATGGACATCGCCCAGGCGGTGACGGAAAGGCCCATGCCGTTGTCGATGATAGGATAGAAAATGGGTTTGTTGCTCATCGTGTAGTTGTCTGTTGGTGTGTTGTTAGCGTGTTCATCCGTAGCCAAAGCCGTCCGCGTTCATGTCCACCCAGCGTTGCCGGTCCACATGCCACGGGTCCCAGGCTAGGAAGTATTTCATGCAGTCGAAGCTCTCCACACAGGCTTCATCCTTGCGGGCGGGGCCGTCCTTGTGCGGTGGCAGGGCGAAGGTGGTCAGCATGAATTGTGCGTTCTCGCACTCGCGGTTGATGCGCATCATGGGCACGTCGTCGATGATGCTGTTGAGGTCTTCCAAGATGAGCTTGATGCCGTCGTCATCGCTCGGCGCGCTGACAATCGTTTCGCCGTTGTCCGCCTTCCACGGTGATAGCAGGATTCCGTTTTGGCACTCCTCATATTTGTTGCCTAGCTTGACGCCTTCAATCGACTCCTCCACGCCGCGAGGGTCGGGGATGGTCTGGTAGGGGAGGGCAAATGGGCCTTGCAGCGTCTTGCCAGCATCTTTTAATTCCTTGGTCCAGGTTAGCTCCGCGCTCTGGATGCTGCCCTGATACTCGGCCCCGGTCTCCTTCAGCTTGGCCATCAGCCGCGCGCGCATAGCCCAAATCTCCCGCACCATGCGCTCACTGTTCCAGCGAAGGTCCAGACGATAGGCCGGGCCTTCATCGCCATTCACGCGGCCGCTTTCGCTGGGCACGGCCCACGGGCCGGGCAGGACTACGCGGCCATCAATCGGGATGCCTATTTTTGGGCTGGGCCACTCCTGCGCCAGCCAGCGATAGCCGCGCACATCTACCAGCCACCACTGCACAAAGGCGGGCTTCTTCTTGCCGAAGTCGATCACCTCCCACAGCGTGCAATTCGTGCGCGGCAGGTCCTGCCAATCGCACAGGTGCCGCTCGCCGAAGCTGGAGAACACCACCGCGTTGTCCTGGCTCACGTCGCCATGCAGCTTGATCCGGATCTCGCGCTCTGGTGCATGGCGCAGCTCCGCGCGCAGGCCCTCATACGCGGGGGCAATCTGGTTGTCCTGGGTGAACACGTAGGCCACCAAGGCCGTGGGATCGCGCGGCTGGGCAAAGCGGGGCACGCGCGGGTCCAGCACGCCGTCCCGACCCTCCAAGTCTGGCGACACCTCCATCTCTCCCTTCACTGCGCCATTCAGGAAATAATTCACCGTTTCGTTCCAGCCTAAGTAGGGCGTGAAGCTGATCAGGTGCACGCCGTGGTAGAGCATGCCCATCTGCCGCACGGTCAGCCGCTTGCCCTCTTCCAGCGTGCGCTCGATTAACCGCATCTCGTCCAGGAAAGCAGGCTTTCGTGTGTCCACGGCCCGCGTCACCATACGTTCATGCACTGCCTTCACATGCGTGAGCGGCACCAGCTCGTCACTCCAGGCGGATGTCAGGGAGAATCCCTGGAAGCGTTCCAATCCCTGCGAGAAGAAGCGAAACACAAACTCGCCACCGCCCAGGTATTCCTGCTCCTGCGCATCCAGCACCGGCACCAGCAGCGAGAACTGCTCATTGGTGAAGTGCCCACCGCTGAACTTGAACCGCTCATGCTTGCCGCCGGTCTTGGTGTTCTTGGCGGAGCGCTTGCCATCCTCGGGCGATACCTCATCAGGCAAGAAGAACTCCACCACCTTCTGCTGAATGCTGCGGCTCGTCTCCACCGTCTCCGCCAAGGCGAACACCGCCGCGTTCTGCGTGTAAAGCCAATGCGCCACCATCCGCCGCGCACACGAAAAGGTCTTGCCCGGTCTCATGCCGCCGGTGACAAACACCTTGAGCACCTGGCCAGGGAATTGCAGCCGCTTGCGCACCACGCGCAGGTCAATCTGCCGCCAAATGGGAGGCTCCCACGCATGGGACAATGGCTGCTTACGCGAGAGCTGAATCAATTCGGCGCGGCTGTTCACATAGCTGGCGGCCTTGTCGCGGCCCATGCGTTCCAATGACTCTGCCGAAGCGCGTTTGAACGGGTGCGGCTCTTGCTGCTCGGCCAGCAACTCGTAGAATTTCAAGGTGTCACTCATGCGTCAATGATGGGTCCTGAAGCTTCGCGTTCCATGCGTTCTAAATCCTCGGGGGTGACATGCAGGTGCACATGTCGAATAGGTGGCAGCGACACGCCAGCCGCCTCGCGCTCAATTTGCGTGGCCTGGGTGGCTGCCATGGACAGCGCGCCCAGCTCCCTGTGCGTGGCGCGCGGCAAAACCTCCTGCATCTGTGCCAACGCCTCATTGGCCACCATCGCCGCCCGCCCCGCAATAACGCCGCCCATTTTGACTTGGTGATAAGCGCCGAAGCGCTCCACTAGCTTGCGCAAACCGGTATCGGTGGTGCCTTCGTTTGATCGGCCCACGTAGGGGCCAATGGTCCGCGCTACCTCCGACACCGGCACGCCCTCACGCAGCAGTTGCAGCACTGCTTCCCCAGCCTCGCGGTGCTGCTCAAAAAACCGCACCCCCGAGTGCCGCGCCATTTCCATCTGCAATGGTTCCGCCAATGCCGAGCCATCCGGCAGCGTTAGCGGCAGCTTGGGTTGTGCGGGTGGTGAGTTCATGTGGGGGAATGGGTGGTGGCCTCCGTCGTGTCGTAGTGCCACGCGGTGGAGTCCTCGGTGGTCCACTTGGCGTGGGCTTCGCAGTTCCACTCGTCCTCGTTCACCACGTAATCAGGCCGCGCAGGGAAGGGCTTGGTGACGTGGCTGGGCTCATGCCAGCGCAGCCGGTTGTTCGGCTGGATGGCGAACTCTCCGCTATCCAGCGCGATGAAATGCCCGCTCTTGTGCTCCTGCGGATGGATCGCCAGCGTGATGTCTGCGCCGTGCGTGTAGTCCGGCCCCCATTGCAGCGTCCACAGGTAGATGCCATCCACCCAGGTGCCGTCTTTGAGGTGCACTGACACGCGCAGCCCGGACAGGAAATTGATCTCCACAATGGCGAAGTTCGCACTGAAACAATTCCACAGTTGCAGGTGGTGGAACGGGTGGACATGCGCGTGCTCGAAATCATGCAGCGCATGAATCGGCAGCTTGTCGCGCAACGCGCCGTTCTCGAGCAACACCTGAAACAAAGCGCAAGAGCCGGGAATGCTCCGCACCGACACCGCCACGCCGCTTTCGTATTGACCAACATGCTCCGGGTTGCCGGTCATGAACTCGCGGCGAACGAGGCACTTGAGAGGAGGAATGGAGGTTTCGTGAAGAGGCATAGAGCGTTGTGGGTGTGAGGTGAGCGGTGGACTGATCAAAACGGAATGTCGTCATCCTCCAGGCCATCGGTCAGGCTAGCGCCATCGCTGGCCTGCGCTGCTGGGGTGGTCCGCGGCTGGTTGGGTGAGTTGCCATACGGGGCAAACTCCCGCGCACTGCCCAGGATCGGCAGTCGGGGCGGATTGGCCTGCTCGCGCTCGTCGCGGGTGGTCGGCTCCACCACAAAATGCGTGTCCTCCCGGTCCAGTGGCGGATTCTTCAGCGGCACGATCTCGGCGCTGAAATACATGGCATCCTGCGCACCCTCTTTTTTGGATTCGTAGCGCTTCATGCGCGACTTGGACGGCACGATGACAAGGCACTTTTCGCCCGACTTCGGCGAAGTGAACCACAGAGCGCCTTGGATCTTGGACAGGTCAATGTTCAGTCTGAGTTTGTTCGGCATGGTCGTTGTTGCTTCTTTGGGTGTGTCTGGTTTGGGTTGCTAATCAGTGTTGTTGCCGGTTGGCTTCGTTGTTGCTGTGCAGGTAGAAACAGGTGCTGGTGAACTGCGTGCGGCGGGCTTCCCACTTCAGCACGATGTCACCCACGGGACCGCCGCGATGCTTGGCAATGATCAAGCGGGTTTCCTCCTCGGGCAGTTCTTCGTTGTAATAGCTGCCGCGCCACAGGAGGCCCACGATGTCGGCATCCTGCTCGATGCTGCCGCTCTCGCGCAGGTCGGACAGTTCAGGCCGGCCATCCTTGCGATCCTCGGCCTTCCGGTTGAGCTGGGCCAGCACTAGCACGGGCACCTGAAGTTCTTTGGCCATTTCCTTCAGCGTGGCGCTAATGTCGGCAATCTCCTGCTCGCGGTTGCCTTTGGCTCGGCGGCTGCTGCTTTTGAGCAGTTGCAGGTAGTCGATGATGATGATGTCAAGTCCGCGCCGTGATTTCAGTTTGCGCAGCTTCCCGCGCAGCGTTTGCACGGTGATGCCAGGGGTGTCGAGCCACTGAATGTCTGCATTCATCAGCACGCGCTGCTGGATCTGAAGATCTGCCTGCTGATCACGGCGGAGCGGTAAGCCGCTACGCATGGCGGTGAGGTCCACACCGGAGCCGCCGACATACTCGCGCATCAGGATTTCATCCGCGCCCATTTCCAGCGAAATGAACGCCACTCTCTTGGGCCTGACATTCTTCAGCCCATCCTTGTAGTCCATGGCAGTGGCTCCCAAGGCTGCCTTGTGCGCGAGGTTGCTGACAAGCGAAGTCTTCCCCTGGGCAGGGCGGGCCGCCACGATCATGAGCTGCCCCGCTTTCAAGCCGCCGGTCATGCGGTCGAGATCGGTGAACCCGGTGGCCACGTGTTCCTCCAGCAT